ATTTTGACCAAATAAATTTGTTCTTATATTTGATTCCAGATTTGCATAATTCGTATTTTCTTTTGCATCAATCATGTCTAATGGTATGCGTGTAATCTTTGATACTGCATGTTCAATTGCACTGTTGTCAATGATACCTGAAATATTATTTAATTTTTGCCTTGCACCCGCAACATCAATAATATCAATTGCACGATCTGGATTAAATTTGCCATGCATATAACGTTCTGCCAAGTCTACAGCATAATCAAGTGCATTATCATCATATGGATTACCATGAAATTCTTCGTAGTACTTTTTAAGACCTTTAACAATAAGTTTAGTATCTTCTTTGCTGGGCTGCTCAACTAATACTTTTTGAAAGCGGCGCTGTAATGCTCTATCTTTTTCAAAGTTTTCACGATATTCTTCGCTTGTTGTCGCACCTATACATAGCAACTTACCACCTGCCAATAGTGGCTTCAATAAATTAGCGATATCAATATTTGATCCACCTGCTGATCCTGCACCCATAATCATATGAATCTCATCCATAAAAAGAATTATATTATCTTTTTCTGAGAGTTGTTCAAAAACTATTTTAGCACGTTCTTCAAATTCGCCACGGTATTTAGTTCCTGCTACCATACCTGTAATATCAAGTGAGTACACTATTTTGTTTTTTAGAATGTCTGGACAGTTATCATTTACAATATTTAATGCAATACCTTCTGCTATTGCAGTTTTACCTACTCCCGGCTCACCTACAATAATGACATTATTTTTCTTTCTTCTCGCCAACACTTCTGTAATTTCAATGATTTCTTCACTTCTACCAATTACAGGATCAATTTTTCCGTCTGCTGCTGCTTTATTCAAATTTTCACAAAAATCTTCAAATTTAATTTGCCCTTGCCCTTGTGGTCCTGCCATGCCTGCTGGTCCACGTTGCGTTCTAGCCTGAAAGATTTCATAAAAATCTTTTTCAATAATACTAATGACTTTATCACGTGATGCACCATTTTTCTTTAAAATATAATAAGCATGGGATGATGGTTCACTTAATAATGAGACAATTAAATCTTTACAGAACATTTCTTTTCTGCCAGTAAAAATAACTTGTGCAACTGCACGATTAAAAACACGATCTATTGCTAAAGTATGTCTTGGACCAGTGGGCTCCATTATCTCCACTGTGAGATCATCCCGTTGTGCCAAGTTTTCTTCAAGTTCTCTAATAATATTAATAATATCACACTTCATTTTTTCTAATAATGCTAGAACATCTTTTTCCTCTATAAGAGTATAAAGTAAATGTTCTAATGTCACATATTCATGTGATAATGATGCCGCCTTAATAATCGATTGATCCAAGACCCAATTAACTCTATTACTATAATTATTACTCATTGTATTCCTTAAATGTTATTTTTAGTATCGTATCTGGTAATATATTTTTAACAACCAATGTATCGCCAAACTTTGTATCTTTTGGAACAAAAACATCAAAAACTATTAGATTATCATACATAAATGCAGATGTTTCTCCCTGACAATATCGCATTTCTAATTGATCTAGTTTGACTGTTAAGTTTATTGTAATGATTTTGTTTTTTACATAATTATTTTTTACCTGTATATATGCAAGTCTGACTGCATTAAATTCGTCATTTGATCCGCCATGATCTGGATGAGATTTCAATAAACATCTTTTGTATGCTTGTCGTATTGCTTCTTCACTGGAGTATTTATTTATTCCTAATATACTATATGCTTCCATTTATTACTACTGTATACTATCGGTGATATCGTTTTCATCACCATTTGAATAATAATCTTCATATGCAACGATGATTGCATTTTGTTCGCTTAGTTTTTTAAGAATTTTTGCCATGTCTAATGCAAGTGCTTCATACCCAGAATTAGTTAATGCATATACAACAACTGGTTTTCCACTTGCTTTTATTTTATCAAATTCTTCTGTGGCATTATCAGGTGTAATAATTATCCAATCGATCTTAGATAATCTTAGTTCCTCAGATACTGGCAATATTAGTTCTGGTCTGTCAATAGGCTGTGGTGTATATTCTAGTTCTCTTGGTGTTCTACTACATGCACTAAGGCTTATAGTTAGGGTTAGCAATATCAGAACATTCATTGTTGATTTGTGAAGGTTTCGTAGCATTGATTTCATCCTTTGTTAGTGGTGATCCACCCACTATCTCTAAACATCTTAACATATTATCACTTGCTTTGTCAATAATTTTTTGAACATCTTTGGGTCTACTGGCTGCTAGAAAATCTAACTCATGTCTTGCTAATTTATTTTCTAATTTGCGAACACGACTGTCGGCTGCTTTGAATTTTGAGTTTGCTTTATCAAATTCTATTCTAACACGTTTTAAATCTTCTTGTGTTTTATTCAAGGCTGCCTGAGTTGCCTTTTGTGCCATTTCAGATTTGGCAGCATTCTCTGCATATATTCTTATCTGGTTTTGTGTGTACGTGTAGTACTGCCATAGCGCAAAGCCTGCTGCAGCAAGTACCGCAGCAATAATTAAATATTTTTTTATTGTGAACATCTAAATCACTCTTTGTTGTTTTTAAGCCAATTATTAATATCATCGTTGGATACAGTTATCGATTTACCGTTAAAGAAATCAATTGTCCAATCGTTAATATCAATCAATCTACTAACATCTTCTAAAATTGCGAATACTTTATGCATTAGATTTTCATTTTTAATTTCAACAAAAACTAGATAGTATCCATTGTCGTCTGCAACTGGCGAAACTTCGGTGTCCAGAATATCAACTATACTTCTTTCTAAAAAACGTGCTAAATCGTCTGCTGGTCTTTCATCTTTTGTATAAAATGAAACAACAGTAACCTCATTTACAGATGCCACTTTAGGTTCAAAATCTGCAACAGAAATTGTTGGTTTAACCAATGACTGTAATTCATTATATTTTACACCCTCATTTAATTGTTTAAATTTCATGAGTCGATCTCCTGACTATTAATATTTGTATCATCATCTAGTCCTGAAGCATATGCATCTTGAAGGTCTGACATATCAACCTCACCGTTATCAGTTTTTACTTTTTCATCACTAAAATCATCAATATATTTTCGTGGCATAAAAATATCTATCAACCATACTACTTCATTTTTTAGTTTAGGATTGCCATCACTATCTATATCATCTGGTGATTCTGGTATAACCGGTGTTTTTAATATACCTTTTTCAAATTTGATTTCACAATCTATTTTTTCTAGTCGTAAGCCGCCCTTAGGATCAGGCATACCTTTATATGGATACATTAATTTCACATGAAGCCAATAGCGTGACAAATCTGGACCTTCGATAATCTCACCTAGATCCCAATTTTTATATGCATACATGCCAGTATCTTCTAGAATTTTTTCAAATTCCATTAATATATCTAATAAGGTTTTATTCTTATTGATATCACGTAGATTATCAAGTATATCATCTTTCATTATGTCAGACATTAGTTAAACTCCATTTGTTAATAGTATTTATCACATAAAAACTTTTTTGTCAATATGTAATAATATCATACAATTAGATAATTTAATTGATAAGTATTATTATGAGAGCAATAAAATTATCTCATACTTTGAAATAACCTTTCACAAGGAGGAATCCAAATATGGCACGAAAGAAGCGTGTTGAAAGTAAACCAACTAAAACTAACCGTGAAACTTATCATCCAGATGGCCAGCGTAGCGGTATCATACCATTAAGAAAAAAATCAATCCCCACAATTTTACCACGTAATATAGCACAAGAAGATTATCTATATCAACTGGCAGATCCAAAAAATAATATATGTTTTGCGATTGGACCAGCAGGTACAGGTAAAACTTTATTGTGTACACTTATGGGCGTAAAAGCGTTTATGGAAAGAGAGGTAAAAAAGATTATTATTACTCGTCCTGCTGTATCAGTAGACGAACAACATGGTTTTTTGCCAGGTGATCTAAATGAAAAAATGGCACCATGGACAAGACCAATTTTTGATATATTCGAAAAGCATTTTTCGGTGGCTGAAATTGAATCAATGTTAGCAGAGAACATTATAGAAATCGCACCACTTGCATATATGCGTGGCCGAACGTTTGAGAACGCTTGGATCATTGCAGATGAAATGCAGAACGCTACAAAGTCACAAATGAAAATGCTATTGACCCGCATAGGCAACAACACTAAGATGATTGTTACGGGTGACTTAAAACAACATGACCGAGGTTTTTCAGAGAACGGTCTTTCAGATTTTATGGAACTTACTAGACGTTATGAACTTGCAAATATGAATCATATTGCTATCTCACGTTTTGATATGATGGATGTAGAACGACATCCAGCAGTTGTGGAAGTTCTTAAAATTTACGGAGAAGACGAATAAAAAAAGGGGAGCGCAATGCTCCCCTTTACATTTGGATTAGTTAGAAAGAGAGGAACATCTAACCCAGAACAGTGTGCACAATTGCATTCCAATCTTCGCACCGAATGATTTCTTTGTTATCACAATCTTCATTGTGTGGGTGTGAAATCAACACGCTTTTCAAACCAAACTGTAAACCACATTCAGCATTTTCAGTTTTATCTTCTAACCAATATTCAGCAGTTGGATACTTTGCTGTAAATTCAGCAAGAGCATCATCTTTGTCTGCGCCTGTATCAAGGCAAATAACTTCTTTACATACATCCATACCAAATACATTCTTTAAGTTAGAGATACGGAGTAGCCGTGCTTTTTCATCAAGTGAAAGAGAAGTGATAACAACAAACTGGTAGCCTGCTTCAACTAGCCGAGCAACCCCACTCCGAGCATCACGAAATGCTGGAAGAAATCCCATCCACGCACTTTCATTGAATTCTTTTACTAAACGCTTTCCGTCAGCCTTTGCAATACCATATGTAATGCTCATGTCATATACGTTTTCTACTTTTTTAGAATAACCTTTTTGAACCATCCACTCTGAGAACATACCCTCCCAATTAAGCATAACACCATCACAGTCAGTAAAGATAATTTTTTCGTTTGACATATTCATACTTTCTTCTTATTACTCTTACTTTATATAGTGATTCGTTCAGAATGTCAAGTACTAATTTTGTTTTTTGTGCCTACGAACACGTTCACGCCATACAACATAACTACGTTTTTTAAGATTATATTTCATTATTTTCATAACTTCATCTTCAGTTAAATCATACTGAGATTTAATATCAGCCCAAGTTGTTTTATCACACCAGGCACTCGCAATAAGTTCAGATAAATTATATTCAGTCATATGATTACCGTAAATTTGTACGGACGCATCTTTATACCATCAGCCCACCAACTAGTAACTTGTTGTAGTTCGGTCATCAACACTAACACACTCCGCTGTGCGACAATACTCTGCATCGACATTTTTTTGTATGAGAACAACCTCACTTCATTCATATGGGATCTTGTAACCCATACTAGCAAGTAGTAACTCTTGCGTGGCTCTTGGCAGACAGGGTGGGATTCGAACCCACGGAACCTCTCGGTTCGCCGGATTAGTAATCCGGTGCTTTCGGCCACTCAGCCACCTGTCCACATTCTTGGTCGGAGTATAAGGATTCGAACCTTAGACCTCTGCGTCCCAAACGCAGCGCACTACCAGACTGTGCTATACTCCGTATTAATGGTATCCCGTAGGGGAATTGAACCCCTCTTTCCAGGTTGAAAACCTAGCGTCCTAACCGATAGACGAACGGGACAAATAATGTCAAGCAGTTTATGGTCGTGCTTAGGACATTCTGGGCACCATTTGTTCAATTATTTTAAAAGAGGAACAAAACCCTTTAACTATGGCGCGGTTGACGGGACTCGAACCCGCGACCCTCGGCGTGACAGGCCGATACTCTAACCAACTGAGCTACAACCGCTTGTTATTATTCTCCAATATCAAATGACAATTGACGTTCTGCATCTGCCTCTTCTTTGCGTTCTGAAATAATCATATCGACAATTTCATTAAATGATTCATAAAATTGTTCATCGTCTTTCCAGAATGAGCGACACGCAGCATATGCATCAGCATCTACGAAATTCCAGTTGATTGAATAATCTTCATTGAGGTTTTCTGATTTCTCAACTGCATCACGGATTTCGATTTCAAGCATTGAATGGATCATTGTGATTCTCTCTTATCGTTTCTATACATATTTTATAGCATGGTAGAAATAGATTGTCAAGAGTTATTTTAAATTATTTGTCTATTCCTAAACATGGAATAAGAATTGACTGCTTACAATTATCTGGATATGCAATTGCTGAAACAATGATCGGCATACCCAGCATAAAGAAAGAAATAATAATAAAAGATAGTAATAGTTTCATAAGTTATAATCCTAATTTGGTGGGCGACCCTGGAATCGAACCAGGCATGAGTCACCTCGGCGGAGTTACAGTCCGCTGCCGCACCTTGCAGCCCGCCGCCCAAGATTTTATGTTAGTCTAAAAATTCAATCATTTTCAGAATACGTGTACGATTCTCTTCATCGCTGACAATGTTCTCCATCATTTCTTCAATGGTAGCGTCCTCGGCATCAATATCGTTTAACCATCCATCAATATTTAATGGATCGTCTTCCAAATTTTCACGTTCATACACTTCGTCTGCTAATAGTCTTTCTAATGCTTCAAAATCTGTCATTTTAATTCATTGCCTATTTTTGTTTCATTTTAATATTTGGTAGAAGTGGGTGGATTCGAACCACCTCAAAGGCGCTAATCTGGCGCAAAGAGCATATAAGACTCCTCTGACTACCAAGTCTCACTTCCAATTCGTTGGTGCTCCCGGTAGGACTCGAACCTACGACCGACCCGTTATGAGCGGGTGGCTCTAACCAACTGAGCTACAGGAGCGTTATTATTAATACTATCGTTCCACTAATGGCGTTGATGAAATATAGTCATGATAGTCGCCACTTTCATAATAGTCACGATATGCAGATTCTTTTACAATTATTCCGTTATCTTTCATACGATATGTAACAATTTCTCTACGAATGACACCTTCTACGTCTGATTCGAATGCATTTTTAAATGGTCCATCTGTCATATTGTATTCTCCTTAATAATATTTGGTACTCGTACCCGGACTTGAACCGGGACGCCTATAAAGGCAACAGATTTTAAGTCTGGCGTGTCTACCGATTCCACCATACGAGCATATTTCAATTAGATGATATAATCATCGTGTTCATTTTCCCATTGACTGATAGCATTACGTAATCCCATTGCTAACCAATCGCCACCTGACATATCAAGCATTTCGCTCCATTGTTCAACAACTTCATCAATTTGTTCACGTTCCAATTCATCGGGCGAATCTACACCAAAGTGTTCCTGAATTAATCCAAATGCCCATTCAGTAACTTCACCTTCTAACCAATCAAGCATTTTGTGTGGTCGATGAATTTCAAATTTATCTTCACTCATGTTCGCCTCCATTTCCACGTCCGGTATACTTACGACCAGACTGTAATAATTTGTTTAGTGATTCAGGATTTTTTTCTGCTTGTCGAAAAGTAACTGCAGTAATTGTAATCCCACTAATTAGAAAAATGTGAAACGCTGCACTAATACCAAAAGCAAACATACTACCTACCATTACTGCGAAGATGCCACTCCAAATAAAGAATAGGCATTGAAATACCATATGTCCTACCATTGGATCTAAATTACGTAGTGGTGATTTTTCAACTGTCATTACACTATCCCACATTTCTTTAGGTAGTGTAAAGAGAGTTGTTAGAGTATTTGCCCACCCAATAGTAGGCTTATTAGAGGGTTTCATTTTCTTCTCCTTATTTAATTTGGCGGTCCCTATAGGATTCGAACCTATGACCTACTGCTTAGAAGGCAGTTGCTCTATCCAGCTGAGCTAAGGAACCGTTATTCTTAATTAGTATACTAACTGGAATCCATCTACCGGACTTTGATTCCAACCACGTGCTTCTGCATATACTTGAATAATATATTTAAGTGTGGTTCCCTTAGGCCAGGTTGTACTTTGTTTCCAAGCCCACATATCCATTTCAACCATACGTGATTGTTGGCCTTGAGCAGTTCCAGCATTAACCTTGTTTGATTCGTCCCAAATCATTTCTGCATCTGACATCGTGTGTTCCTTTTTATCTTATATACAAGTTATAGCATACTGATTCTAGATTGTCAACCTTTAATTTCCAAAATAGTTAATTAAATTCCACCATGTATACTGTGGACCTTGACCAAAGTCCATCCAGCCCAATGCAAATACACTGACCATAGCATAGCAAATAAATTCATCAAGTTTTTCACGCTTACTCATTTGGCGCATACTCTGCTTCAAAGTCAGATACGATATCTTTCTTGGCAATCAACATTTGTTCAAGACTACACATTGCAGCAAACTTTTCGTCACTCGCACCTTCGGTAAATGCAATGATTGCATTTTCTAGAACTTGTATATCGTTTAGAACATCATTCATAATAGACCTCTTTTGTTATTACTATTATGTTATACAGTGATTCGTTCTAAATGTCAAGATATATTTCGTTTAACCAATCAAAATCATTTATTTTTTGTAAGGCTTCTGGCGAATTACGATAGAATTCACCAAAGTCTTCTCCCATCGTTGCACCAACAGAAATTAATTCCCAGTGTTCAATGGGTAATGGTGATTTCCAGCGTTCAAGTCTTGATTGTATATCATCAGATGCCACTCCACTTGCTAGTTTAACGCATTCTCTAAACGCACCTTTCCATGCATTAAATGGAGTCGTTGCAAATCTAGTTTCATTTGAAGGTTTGTCTATACGATAATATGGATAGCCAAGTTTTGCAACACCAGTTGTTACATCAACTATTTTTGTGGAACTTTTAACAAAGAATGAATTTCGATTAAATAATTTAACACCACCATATCCTGTAAGTTCACCTGTTGCTGGATTTAATGCTCTCCAAACGTGAGTGCACTGCGTCTGTGGCACAGTAGGATATACATCTATGCTATCTGATGGTATATATGAAAAATCAAAATCATCAATTATCCAAGCATCACCATCAACAACATAAAAGTTTTCAGTAGCACTTTGTTCTG